ATACAAAGGTATGCGCAAGCAGCTACAACGTATTTCGCAAGAGAACCCACTCGCCGATGTCTACGCGTTCATCGAAGAACCAGTAGTGGGCCGTGGTGGTGCCTATGCGACCATCTCCCAGTCGAAAATCCACGGGGCCATAGTTGCCGCCTGTGCTGGTTCTGGTGTCGTCACGCGGACACGAGGGGTCAACAATCAGACCGCTAAGAAACAGATCGTGGGCAAAGGCAACGCGGGCAAACCGGAAATACGCACCTGGGCACGTCTGTACTGGCGGAAGCTCGAAGAAGTGATCACCACGTTCAAGAAGGGTGACCAGCAAGATGTGACCGATGCCGGGATGATCAATCGTTATGGCCACAAGGTTGTCTCAACCCAAGAGCGTTTGCAAGAATACAAAAACAAGACGCCAACAAGGCGTCGTCGGATCAGGAGGAAGTAATGCCACCGCGTACCCGCAAGAAGAAGATACGTGCCATCTCGGTCATCGAGACGAAGTCCGTCAGTCTCGCCGACTTGCAGATGTACCACAAGAATCCCCGAGTCGGGAATGTGGATGCCATTGCAGAAAGCCTGCGGGAGAACGGGCAGTACAAACCGATTGTGGTGAACATCGGTACGCACACTCAGCGGCACAACGAAATACTTGCGGGCAACCACACATACATGGGGATGAAGAAGAACGGCGAGAAGTTGATCTATGCGTCGTTCGTGGATGTCCCCGAAGAGCAGGCCGCGAAGATCGTTCTTGCCGACAACAAGACCGCTGACCTCGGTACCTACGACGAGAAGATCATCGCGGACTTGTTCGAGTCCCTGCCGGATGTTGCCGGTACGGGTTACTCGCAGGACGAGATTGACGAAATCATGAAAGACGCTGATGAGATCGTCAACAATGTTCTCACTGGCATCGAAGAAGATGAAGCCGAGGCAGAGTCCGAACGCGAACGTGAAGAAGACGACAAGTTCGGTGCGTCGTTGGCGGATGTCGATGACGATGATGAAGACTTGGACGGCCCGGTCACTGTGTCGTCGCTCGATGACGAGGATGAAGACGACGAAGACGAACAACCGGGTATCGAGGATCAGCCCGATGAGTTGTCTGGTCTCGTTGACCTGAAAGAGGGTATCGACGTCACTGAAGAGAAGACTCGCATCGGCGCGTGGGGTATTCCACGTCTTCGGCAGGACATGTTGATGACGCCGAGTGAGATACCTGCCAACCTCATGACGTGGGCCGGTAGCGCATCGAAAGAACACGCGTTGGCTCATCCGGATCAATGGTGGTTCTACAACTGGGGTATCGACAGCACATCGGGCATGCAGGACATCTCGAAGGTGATCGTGTCGTTCTACACCTGGGACGAGTACTTTGAGAATTGGTATTGGGACCCACGCAAACACGTCACCAAACTGCTCAACAGTGGGATCAAGTACATGGCAACCCCCGACTTCTCGATGTACCCGGAGTACCCGCCGTTCGAGTGGCTGAACTCGTTGTACCGATCGCGGTATGTCGGTCGTTACGCACAGGAGGCAGGGATCAAGATCATCCCCACGATCGAGTTCCCGCCAGCGAAGGATGCCGGTCGCAAGTTCATGCGCGACCACATCTTGTCGACACTCCCGAAGAAGGTTCCGCTGATCACGATGCAGCTCCACAACTACGTCGAGGATGAAGACAAATATCCCGACGAGGAGTACATCAAGGACTGGCAGCTGATCATGGATACCGTTAAGCCAGAGGGGATTCTGATCTATGGATCGGGGCAAGGATCGGTGTTGTTCCGGCGTGAGGTCAAGTACGACGGCCAGGTGATCGTGCTGGATACTCGCAACGTTGCACTTGCGGAAAAGGCGAAAACGAAGAGCAAGAAGAAAACTATCTAAAACAATTACATATGTAAGTGTGATACCATGTCTTCTTATGGGTAGACCTGTAATGGACGAAGAAACATGGCAAGCACGAGCAGTGGAACGGTTCCGCGCGCTGACAGACAAAGACGGCCCCGTCATGCCAAACATGAGAACAAGGTGTTGGGTGTGGCGGGGTTGTCTTACGTTGCCGAACAGAACATCGAGTGGGGGCTATGGGCTGTTTGCGGGCAAGAGGGTCGGTGGCGTTACGAAGAACGTGTTGGCGCATCGTTGGTCTTACGAACAATCGTGTGGTCCGATACCAGAGGGTAAGCAGTTAGATCACAGATGCAATAACCCGGCGTGCGTGAGGCCGACACACCTACGACCAAAAACCGCAAAGGAGAACAGCGCTAGGCGAAAGCCTTACAAAGTTGCCAATGCGCTCAAAACACGTTGTCCACGAGGGCATTTGTATGCAAAGTATGCGCGTATCAGGCCGCATGATGGAGCACGAATCTGCACGATTTGTTACACGTCGTCGGGCAAGCTGCGCGATGAGTACAGATGATCTGATCGCAACCGACAGAGATGCGCTAACGTATGTGTTACGTCGGTGCAGACCGGCAGACGAAAACAGTCGGTACGACGCCGACATCGAACAGGAGGATGGAACACATGTTGAATGACGTTCTGGACATCACCGAGCCGGAGGATGTCGACACCGAGGACATCGCCGTCGAGGGTGCGGGCAACACCCCCGGTGCGGCACGAGCCGCCGGAGGCCGCAAGCGCGCGGGCAAGAAGGGCGGAGGCCGCAAGCGCGGTGGCAAGAAGGCCGGAGGCAAGAAGGCCACCGGCCAGAGGCGGAATGGCCGGTATGGCAACCCGCCAGCGAAGAAGGCAGGCGCGAAGAAGGCCGGAGCGAAGAAGGCGGGGGCCAAGAAGGCGGGCGCGAAGAAGCGCGGAGCCAAGAAGACTCCCGCCAAGAAGGTCCGGAGCAGCGCCGCCAAGAAGGCCGGAGCCAAGAAGCGCGCCGGAGCGAAGAAGCGTCGCTGATCGCTGAGGTCCATCATCGGTACCCCCGCCCAACAGCGGGGGTATCGTTGTATCTAGGAGGCAATAGTGTTTTCACAGTTCATCAAAGACGATGACCCGGTAGAACACTGTGGGCTCTTCATTAAAATCAAAGGCGTGGGTCGGGTGGACCACGACGAACAAGAGCGCCCCGTCTATTACGTTGGCATTATTGTTGAGTTACCAAACCGTGCGGCCAACGTTCACGAGCACTTCGCCATCAGGCAGTCAGATGTAGATCGCGCACTCAACTGGCTAGGAGCGTCGTCACGCGATGTTCTGGGTTTCTGGCACACTCACCCCATCGGAGGGATGATTGGGCCGTCACAAGCCGATCTAGACAGTGTTTCGCTGGGTGACAAAGACTGGTGGCACTGTGTCTATTCGCACGAGGCACACACACAGACCTGGTTCGACTACTGGGAAAATGAACACCGATTAGGAGATACAGAACATGGCCATGACATTCCCCGACGTTCCGTACGATCTCAACAACAGCGAGTTCGCAGTGATGGAGTGGTTGGAGTTCGCCGACCCCGACGCACCCCGAGAGCGTAGGTTCCGGGTGAACACCACTTTCCTGCTTTCCAACTACGAGTGCATCTTCGGTCAGGGTTGCCCGTCGATCAAGCCTCAGATCGATACCCGACATGACTGTGGGTGCTGCAACCAGGGAGCCGGGTTCTACGGCGAAGACGACGTGAAGAACGTCGCGAAGTGGTTCAAGAAGCTCACCGCGAAGGACATGCCCGCCGACAAACTGAAGCATGCTCGGGAACATGGATGGTCGGTCCGCAACAAGAACGGCGAGCCGTACAAGACACGCAAGCTGAATGGCGCATGCATTTTCGCGAATGAGAAAAGTGATGACCCGAGTGCACCCCCACCCGGATGTGCTTTCCATGTGCTCGGAAATCGATTGGGAATCGACCACACCGAGATCAAGCCCGAGGTGTGCTGGACGGTCCCGCTGCTGGTTCTGCATGACGGCAAGACCACAGGTCGGGACGAAGGTCCGGAACTCATCACCATCACCGCGCAGGGCCGGGGTGAATGGGGTGGTGGATACCCGGACGATTACACCGACCTCGAACAGGTCGAAGACGGCGTCTATCTCGGTTGGTGGTGCACGGACACTCCCGATGCGTACGTCGGTGACAAGGCCGCGTACATCTATTTTGAGAAAGAGCTGCGCATCCACATGGGTGATGCCGCGTATGACCAGCTCGCGAAGTTGCTGGTCGCATACGGTGAACGCCGGTCCCAGATGCCCGGAGAACGGGTGAACGACGGCAAGCCCACCATCGGAACGATGGAATCACTGGTTGCGTCACTGAGGGCCAAACAGCGACCATAATGGCATGATGATCGCGGGTCACCTCTTGGGTCTACGGCCATGTGCCCAGGAGGTGGCCCCCAATGCCAATGGAGGGCCGTCGTGACAGCACCGGGAGATACACAGGTCGATGAGGATGTTCTGATCGTTCGTGGTCGCATTCTCAGTCGGACGCACTTGCCCCGTTTTCGTGAAATCACATTCCACTTCGCTCAGGTCGATTACGACACCGAAGCGCAGATCACCACCTTGCCCGAGTCCATCACTTGCCCGCTGGACAGCAATGGTCGGTTCGACGTGAAGCTCTACCCGACGACCAACAACGTCGGCTTCGTCATGAAGGGTGTGTTCACCTCATTCGATGGCAAGGTTTACGTGGATTACCGAACGATGCCCGCGACAGGAATCGTGGACTACTTCGAGTGTCCCAAAGCCACCGCGAAAGAAAACGTGCGATGGCCGGATGGCGAGACACCGATTCTCGTTTCGGATTACAACAAACCGGGTGGACCACTACAGCTCACCACGCAGGGCACTATCGACAATAAGCACATCCCGGCAGACTTCTTGCGAGTGGATGACCCCCGCGTCGAACATCTCGATCTGACGAACTACCTGACGAAGGTCGAGTACGAAGCGGATCAGATCACCCGGAACTCGATCAGCATCAGCTTCACCAATCAGGACGTGTGGACCTACACTCACGGCTTCCCTTACCGGCCACTCGTACAGTGCGTCGAATCCGATGGTTCAGTTCTTCTGGGAGCAGTGTCATACCCTAGTAGCACAACGGTGCGTGTCGAGTGGGATGCGCCAACCACCGGAACGATGATCGTCAGGTAAAGGAGAGAACACACAATGAGTGCAATCCGCTACGGGAAGCGCATCGACCTCCAAATGAACCAGATACTGAATGCGATTGTGCATTCCAGTAACGGTTTGCCAGGAGCAACCCCCGCGATGGCCGGGCACATCCGGTACAACACCGCGACCAATCGGTTCTACTACTGCACTGGTTCCTCGTGGGAACTGAAGGCGACCGATTCCGATCTGCTCGGTGGACAGAACAGCGCGTATCACCTCAATCGTGGCAACCACACCGGGTCACAGGACATCGGCACCATCACCGGAGTGGACGCCGCCGTCAATGCACGGCGTATCACCGACTTCACGGTTGCTCCGAACAAAGACCTGTCGCTGGGCAGTCAGAAGATCACCAATCTCGCTGCGGGTGTATCGGCTAGCGACGCGATCAACCTCGGGCAGTTGGACGCGGTTCGTCAGATCGCCATGAGTGCCGCATCAGGTACCGCGATCAAGGCCCCTGTGTTGGCCGTGGCGGTGAGCAACCAGTCGTTGGCAGCAGTGACCGCCATCGACGGAATCACGATCCCCACGGGTGGACGATTCTTGCTCTCCGGTCAGACCGACGCAACGCAGAACGGCATCTATTACAAGAACTCGGGTGGTGCCGCAATCCGTGTGACCGATGCCGACGAGACCGGCGAACTGATGCCGGGCACGCAGGTGTTCGTTACCGGGGGAGCGGCGAACGGTGATTCGTCGTGGGCCATCGTTTCGGACAACCCGATCACCATCGGCACCGACCAACAGCAGTGGGCCAAGGTTCCCGGATCGAGCGGTTCGTCCTACACGTGGGGCAATGGTCTCGCCAACAACGCGGGCGTCGTGTCGGTGAAGCCGGGTATCGGTATCTCGGTGGCGGACGGCAACGTCAACATCGATCCGGCACTCGTTGTGCGGAAGTCGGTACAGGCAGTTCCGGCGGGTACCAGCCCGATCACCATCACACATGGTCTCAACACCATCGACATCTTGGCGGTGCAACTTCGCGAGATCAGTACAGGTGATCTGATCTATGTCGGTGTGACCGTGACAGGTGCCAACACCATCTCGCTGGACTTCGACGCAACCACCATTCCGGTTAACACCTACAGAGTGGTCGTGGCAGCGTAACGCGTTTCACCAACTACCAAAGGAGGTAGGCGGTGCCACGTCTACGCAGTGTAGGAAAGCAAGCGGCCAACCCACTCGACCTTGCGCAGTTGCGCGATGTCAACGCGGTGGCTCAGGCGGCGGCTGCTACTTACGTACCGCTCACATCGGGTAATCAGCCCGGTGGTTATGCGCGTCTGGACAACGGTGCGACACCGAAGCTGTTCAATGCACAGATGCCGACCGATCCGTCGGTGACCACACTTACGAGTTCGGGAAAGACAAAAGCCGGGTCGTTAGAGATCACGGGTGTGGCCAGCATCGCGAACAACGCCACGGTCGGCGGAACGTTGGGAGTGGCCAGCGCACTAACCGCAGCATCGGTGGATGTGGGTACGGGAAGTCTCAAAGCGGCCACCGCAGACATCCCGTCGATCACCTCGGCGAACTTCGCGGCGAAGGCAACTGCACTCGATTCACTCACGGTCTCGGGTGCAACCAACCTGGCGGGTCTCAATCTGTCCGGCTCACTGGTGGCTCAGGACGTTTCTACGACCGCATTGTCGTCATCCGGCGACGTAGTAGCCACGAACCAAGTTCGGGGCGCTACGGTCCGCTCAACGGGCAGTTTGATCGTGGATGGTGCCGCGTCACTACAGGGTGTGACGGTGGCAGGGTCTCTGGCCACCCAAGCCATCACCGCCGCGCAGCAGATCAGAGGTAACGGCGGATTCCGTTTGGGAGTTGGCGCAACTCTTTCTCAGGTGGATGCCAACAACAACAACGTGCCGATCAAGGTCGCCGGAGGCGTTGACGTCAATGGTGCGCTGACCAACGTCACATCTCTGAACACCACGTCCGGGATGAACGTTGGTGGTGCTCTTACCGCTTCGGGAAAGGGAACGTTCAGTGATCTCGAATCCACATCGAACCTGAAGATCGCGGGAACACTGACGGGTGTCTCGGACTTGGCACTCACCGGCAACTTGTCGGTTACCGGAGCGGGTAAGCAGATCACCGCGACGGCATTGTCCACCACAACGTTGACTGCCTCGGGTGCATCGAACCTGGCTGCTGTGACCACGACAGGTCTTACCGTCAACGGCAACGAGACGGTGACCGGAACGCTATCGGTGACCGGCGCTGTGGCCATCGGGTCTCCGACGAATGCGAACCACGCAGCGCGGTATGGCGATGTCTTCGAGTACATCAACCGTCGGTATCCCAACGCCAACCCGACGATTGCTCACAACACCTGGGTAACCATCAACATGGATACCTGGGAGGTCAACGATGGTGGGTTGTCCACGGCGGGAACTCAGTACACGGTGGCTACTGGTTATGACGGCGTGTGGTACGTCGGCGCGAGCATCAAGTTCGTCTACAAGAACAGCGCCGGGTCGAAGATCATCGAGATACAGAAGAACGGTGATCCGGTGACGTGGCAGGACTGCACCTCGTACGACGGTTACCTGCATTGCGGCGCGTTCATCAGGGCAGCGGCGGGAGATGTTTTCACACTGAACGCCTTCCAGTTCACCGGAGCATCGTTGCAGATCGAACGGTGCAAGTTCGAGCTACACAGGATCAGGAAGTAACGAAAACGGATCAGGAGACACATGGCCGTGTCACTACAACACCGAACACCCGAGATCATCACCGGATTCCAGTACGACTACGACATCGACCTTGGTGCCGAGCCCTTGGACGATGTACACACCTGGAAAGACGATGCAGTGTGTCACGGTATGTCGGACCTCTTCGATCTGGCCACCGAGATACCGCGCACCAAGGAAGAACGAGCAGGGATCAAGCAGGACAACCGCTACAAGTTGGCGGCCGCCCGACCTCTCTGTTTCAGTTGCCCCGTCTTCGAGGAATGCTGGAACGATGCATACGACAACGGTGACGTAGGTGTTATAAGAGCCGGCGCTTTACTGAATCATGAATTGCGGGCGATCCGTATCAAGCGTCTCGTCATCGCGTGGGACATTTACATGCGGCTGAAGAAAAGGAAGAAGAATGAGTGACCAAGATAAGGAACTCGTGAAACTCAAGCGCAAGGAGGTCACAGAGCTTTACGGACTTCCGGAAGATGCACAGGCCAGCGATGTCATCCAGCACGCGGTGGCAGAGTCCGGGCATTACTGCACCTTGGCCGACCTCATGAAGTTGGCAGAACTGTTCGATGGTTCGGTGCATTTGTCGGGCGTCAACCACGAGCACGCCAGCGTTGGTGACCCGGTAGTCCTGTAATCTGAACGAGGGACCGACCAAGGAGGTGCACATGCCGCTGTTTGTGTGGCACCCACGCCCCGCTGATGTACGGCTCATCGTGAGCCTGCTGAAGAAGACACTCCGCAACCAACAACTCATTGCAGAACGCATGGAGTACATTGCGGAAAACTTGGAAAGGAAAATTGCCATGTCCAACGAAGAGATCCAGAACGAGATCAATGACCTGAAGGCAGCCACCGCGCTCATCGGTGCCGGTGTCGGAACGCTGAAGACCAACCTCAGCACCGCGCTGGACAAGATCAGCGAACTCGAAGCCGCAGGCGTGTCCCCCGAGACCATCGCCAATCTCCGCGATGCCGTCAACGGTGCACAGGAGATCGCCGGGCAGTTCGAGGCCGCAGCCGATCCGTCGCAGCCGACCCCCGGTGAGGGAGACCTCCCCGATCCGGTCGAGCCCGCACCGGCAACCCCCGAGACCGGGGACGAGCCCACGGCCTGATCCCTGCTTCCCTGGGGATCAGTACGGAGGAACAAGTGAATATCGATAGCTGAGCAGATCAGGTCACCTTTCCCGCAAGCGAGGTGCCACCCCTGATCTGAACGGCAGGAGTACCAGTAATGCTCCCGGCGTCTTCCCCCATGTGGTCCCATGACCAGCGCCGGGAGTATTGCTGTGTCCGGGCTGGGTAGTTGGTCCCAAGTAACTGTTGGTCGAAGCGTTGGCGAGACGAACGTGAGACACTTACCGCGAGCACCTGGTCACCGGGAGAACTTTCGCTCGGCGAAGGACTAACTACACACCGCGTAACGAGATATTAGGGAAACCCACATGTGGTATGTCACCGCACTCGGAATTGTCATCACATGGCTTGCGATTCTCATTGTCGGAATCTTTATCGGGTTTTCGTTGCGGGCATCGAGCCGCGTTACGGGAAATGGCACTGGTCGATGAGTGGACCACGTTTCGGCAAAACCGTCGAGGTGCCTTTGTCGCCGCACTGGAAGAAGAAGTGGGCCGGGATACCCAGATGGAGTTCCACGGGGCAGTGATCCCGGTGGATGAATACCTGAAGGGCTACACAGACGCCACATTGCGCAGTCTGTACGCCGAGCCACGGTTCCCACGGCGTGATTCGGTGTCGATATGTCAACGACCAGGTAAAAGGCCGTCAGCGTCGATCTGAGCGGCCTAAACAGGCCCTTTGTGCACACCGGGTACAGGGAGTACCTTCATGTCTAGGTAATCAAGCCTGGATCACTTGGAGTACTCAAACATGGCAAACCCATCACCACATGTTCCCGTGAAGATGAGCAAGAAGACCGGGAAACCCGTTCAGCGCAGGCCGGGACAAGAGCGCTACCCCTGGGATCAACTACGTAGGGACTTCATCGAAGGAGTACCCGTTTCCGGGACCAAAGACGAACGCGTATGGCCTACTCTTCGGGAACTTGCCGAAGACAACGGTGTGCCGTATGTCCGCATGCGTAAACGAGCAGCAGCCGAACGGTGGACGGAACACAAGACCGCCGCACAGAACCAGGCACGTCTTACTCGATTGAAGAAACGCGCGGAACAGATCGAGGTCAACGCACTGGACTTCGATGAGAAGGCGTTCTCGATCGCGAAACTGGGTAGTTCACTGGTTGCCGGTCGTCTGGCAGAGATCGGCCAGGAGATGCAAGCCAAGAAGCAGATACGCGACATGGCATTGCAGAATCTCCAAAACGGTAACGCCGTGAACAAGTCTGACCTGTACAGCGCGGTTCGGTACAGCGAGATCGATGGACTTGCATCAGCAGCCGCGCGGTTCCAAGAGATCGGCATGAAGGCCCTTGGGACAGATGTCCAGCGTATCGACATCAACAACTTGGGTGGCGGGGGAGATACCACCGTGAACGTACTGAACGTCAGCCAGGAGTTGGTACGCGATGACAGCGAACGATTGGGTGGTGTGCTCGAAGCGATGGCCAGTGCCGGATTGATCCCGGAAGAGATACTTGATCAGCTCACTGAAGTGGATGACGAACCCAACACCATTCCGTCAGACTTACTGGAAGTAGAAGGAGAAGTAGTCGGTGGAGCAATGGAAGCCAGTACGGAATTGGGAAACGAAGTACGCAGTGTCGAGCAAGGGTCGGGTGAAGAACATACGAACAGGCCGGATACTCAAAGCAGCACCAGTGGGGCATAGCCAGCACCTACAAGTTGCCTTTCAGGACTTACCAACTAGAAGGCGTCGGGAGAGTCACAAGGTTCACAAGCTAGTCCTAGAGACATTCGTGGGGCCTAGACCCGATGGCAAGCTCGGCTTACACAGAGACGATGACCACAATAACAACGCGGTCAGCAACTTGTATTGGGGGAGCGGATCAGACAACCAGTACGACGCAGTGCGCAACGGCAAGCACGCTAACTCGGTCAAACGACGCTGTATACGCGGGCACAAGTTGAGCGGCGGCAACTTGGTTGTGACAACACAAAAGGATGGGAGTGTGCATCGCAACTGTCGTGAATGCAACAACATGCACTACCGAAACTACCGATTGCGCAAGAAGGAGAAGGCACTGAGATGACAAACGTACTGAAGAAGCTGGAAGAGGTACGCCGAGACATCGCATCACGTCTATCGGACATCTGGACGCAGAACAGTTTGCTCGAATCGCGAATGGTATCCATCCAGCGATACCTCGGGGAAGAAGTAGATCGCGCGAAAGACACACGACTGCGTGAGGTCGCCGCAGAGCTTGGTTTGCAGTCCGCGAAGGGCACAGGGTACGACGACCAGGAAAAGTTCGTCAGAGAGCGAATGGAGACGGTGTATGACTTCCTCACAGGGCCGACTGACGCCGTGCTTGCCAACAAGACGGAACTCGATGACTTACGTGCGATGGCCGCGAAGTTTGAAGAACTCAACGGAGTGAAGCCGGACACGGTGGGATATTCACCCGGCGATCTTCACGAGGGCAAGGACGGCGGCATGTTGTATCCGGTCGTCATCGAAGATGATCCCGAAGATGAAGCGCGTTGCTGATGGCAAACACACACCGCGTGTTCATGGAGCACGACAACACCGGGCAAGTGAAGTTGATGTTCCGAGGTACCCGTGCCGAATGCATGGGGTACTGGAACGAATGGCTCAATCACCAGAAGATCAAGCACAACCCCGGTGACGAGGCAAAGTACTTACGTCCCGGTTGGTCGATGTATGTTTGCGAAATCGAGCAAAGCACAGTATTGACCGGACGTGAACGTCAGTACCGAGTGCTGGATGAAGAAGCCGTTAACCCGGATGATCCGCACGAAGCGAGTGAAGCCGAAGCACGCCGCGCGATCATGGCTCTGATCCACTTCGAGCATCCCTTGGCAAAGGTGTGGAAGAACGTCTACGGGGATAACACTCCGATGGCGGTACGTCACGCACGACAACAGGCGTTGGATCGTTGGATCGAGCAAGCCGGGGAACACAGTGTCACCGCAGTCATAGATCGTTTGGTGAAAGAGGAAACAAGTGAGCAAGAAGAAGAACCGGCGTCAGCATTCGACACAGACACAGAAGAAGAGTGGCCCTGAGATGAACCAGCCGATCGTTCTGCACACCAGTGAAGGAGTGAAGGACAACAGCGTCACGTTACGTGTGAATCCCGAAGAGATCATCAGGACAACCCGAGAACAAGCAGGGATGTTTGCGGGTATGAAGATCTACGAGTCCGACTTGGTCGATGGAGGGATGTCGTTGACCGAGGAACTCAAAGGTGAGTTGCTGAAGGAGATGGGTGCGCATTCGGCACAGGAGTTGGCAAATGCAGTCACAGGGCCGAATGGTAGCTACGGACTCTTCCAGCAACAGCCGGGGGTATGGCAGCAGGGGTCTCACACAGGCGGGTTGCAGGGCAGTTCGGACCTCATCACCAACGCGCTGGATTTACACCGCAAGGAGATCGACCGGCAGAGCGTACTGATCGGGCAGCTACAGGATCAGATACACAACCTCATAGTGACCATCGGTGACTTGAACAGGCGCATCTATGCGTTGGAGAACAAACCAATCGCGAAGAAGAAGCGCGGCGCGCCATCGGTGCCTCCCCCGCCGGTCGTTGATCCGCAAGACCCGACGTTCTACCTGAACGAGTTCCCAGATTAGGAAACAGTATGGTTTTCTCGATAGCAGTGCCTCACCCGATCTACGCGAAGATGGACAACCAACCGGCAGCAACCGCACAGTGCAACGTATGTCACGCGACGGTTATGGACTCGGCCCAGTACGCGCATACGCAGTGGCACCAGAAGCTCGTAAGCGAGATGAATGCGGTTTTTGCGTCGGACCACGGAGAGTACTTGCACTTGCGCGCTGAACTTCAGTCGCTGAAGGCCATCGTGGAACAGCAGGCACCCACGATCGACAAGCTGTCCAAAAAGCCGTCTGAGTCCAACGCTAACGGCCCGGCAAAGAAGAAGCGGGGTGTACAGCCCGAGACACAGCATGAAGCGGGTACGCGAACCGGCTACTACACGTTCTCTCCCAAGTCGGGTAGGAGGTTGTTGAACAACGTTACGTGTCCCGAGTGTGGATCAGAAGAAGAGTTGCGGGCTGTAGTCAACTGGGAAACCAACACACACGTGTGCACAAAGACAGGCGGCGTAGTTCATCTGTGTATGGAGTGCGGGAAAGTAGTCCCCTACGTGTCTGAGTATCAGCAGCTCTACATCACAGATGCTGGCCCGGTTCTATGGGTCGGGCATCGAGAGTGTGTAGAAGACCCCAACAATCCACCGAGGATGACCGATGCACGCGTATAAGTCAGACCCACAGAGCGGTGCCGGTAACTGCACGTGTGGACAAGCACAGCGCACTCGGGCTCACCCGCACAAGTACACCCCGATGATGAACGATCCGAAGACATGCGTGTGTGGATTGGGACGTTGGGAAAAGCCTCACCAGTTCTGGGATCAACCAGTTCCCTTCCAAGAGCTACACACGTTCTGCGGACGTTGTGGCCGTGAACTATCTTCGATGGACTCCGAATGTCAGTGCCGATCCGTACCGCCGCAGGGTATGGATGGCGGGAAGATGAGTTACTGATGAGCGATCACGTAAGCGACATGGATGAACAGATGCGTCGAGAGCACGGTCTGAACGTGCAACCCGCGCCGGTGCACAACGATCTGCCGAGTGCACACGACATGGTGGCGCTTGAAATGTTCCCGTTCCAAGGGGTTGAGAGTGGCACGTCCTCGTTCTCTGTGCACGATGTCTACGTGGACACCCTGAACCATTTCGAGGACTTGGCAACGGCACTGGGTAAGAAGCCGCAAGAACTGATGGAAGCCCGTAAAGAGTTTGGGTTGCGGAAGTACGGAACGATTTTGCAACCGGGTAACGGACGCGACCACCTGGAAGACGCTTTGGATGAGCTGGCCGATGCGTTGGTGTATTTGCGATGCGCGATCTACGAAGAACGTGGGCAATGAACCGGCAACAGCGCAGGTTTCAAGAAAGAGAGCAAGTAATGGGCGGAATCATTCGTATGGAGATCAGCAACGTCAACGGAGACTTGTACGCACACGGGGAGGTGCAGGCACACATGGAAGGGGAAGGTGTCTGCATCGCCTGCGGTACTCCGTTCAGCGGGGAACACACCTGCACGATCGATGAACAGATCATGCACACCGAAGAGTTCTGGCACAAGAAAGGCAGTAACCCAATGCCCGATATGGAAAACAAAGAAGAGCCGATGGCGTTCACTGACAAGGACGGCAAGCGTTACGTGAAGGCGCTCAACCCGGAAGACGGGAAAATGCACTGGGTAGAAGTGAAGGAGACCAACTGATGGCGCATCTGGTCCGCTGTGACGAATGCCAGAAAGAGTTCAGCAGCGAAGACGACGACATGATGTACCGGGTCATTGCTCCCGCAGTACACAGGATGGCCGATGCGGATGAACAACAGTTCTGCTCGAAGCGTTGTGTTGCGCTGCACTACAACCAGCAGTCAGGTCTGGGGCTCGTACCGGAACCCAAAGCAAGCTGCGACATCGATTAGGAGATCACCAATGGGACATATGCGGCCGATTGACTTCAGCGCACAGACGCACGACGGGGAGCAACGATTCACCCCGGTCAAGGAACAGACGAACCTCGCGCAGTTCGATCGGGAAAACGCACGCCGGGATCGCATGGAAGAACTCAGGGCGCAACGCGCCAAGGCACGCAAGAAGGGGAAGAAGTGATGGCGTACGAGGGATGTGGGCACGGACATGTGTACCCGAACGCAGATGGGAGCGTGGCCCGATGTGGTGGCCCGGCTATCTGTTCCAAGTGTGCTGCCGATTTAGCTCACAAGGTAGGCCACGTGCCTGAAGACAGCGACAACAGTGGTGCCGAAGACCGAGTGCAGTTCAGCGTGGATCAGCACGGCGACACGGTGATACTCGTGTTGGCAAAGCCGGGGAAGAAGGCCAAGTCGTACCACCTCAGTTCGGGGCAGGCATCGAAGTTGTCGGCAGAACTACTCGGTGCGTCATTCGCCGCAGCACTGCGATCATGAGCACTGTTTCTGATCGCCTGAAGAAACTGAAGCCCGAGCAACGCGAAGCACTGTTGCAAAAGATGATGCCCCGGATCGTGGAACCGTATATGGCTCACATCCCGCATCCGAAGCAACAGGTTTTCTTAACCCTCAATTGCCGTGAAGCAATGTACGGCGGTGCGGCAGGTGGCGGAAAAGCGTTGGCGCTAGACACGCCGTTGCTGACTACTTCCGGTTGGAAGACGATGGAGACTGTTCAGGTGGGCGATCGTCTGTGGGATGATCAGGGCCGACCGACAACAGTAATTTGGAAATCAGATGTTCTGGTAGACCGAGACGTTTACAGGATTCAGTTTTCCGACGGTTCCAGTCTTCTCGCAGACGCGGATCACCTTTGGTCCATCCGTGAGGTTGGGAGCGGCCACAGGCGATACAGCGCACGCCGCGCGTCGCTCCGAGACCATCTTCCGTCATGCAGTGATAGCAAGGGGGCATGTTCATGCTTCGATAGGCTACTCACAAGTCGCGAGATCGCGGAAGACATGGACGGCGCAACGCGCACCAAGTACGCCGTGACCACAGCACAGCCATTACGGCGTCTAGGTCGCAAGCTCCCGGTCGATCCGTATGTCTTCGGTCTGTGGCTAGGGGACGGCGATACTCGACGCGGATACGTGACGATAGGCCGCGATGATGCCACCGACGCTATCGAGCAGATCAAGGGCGCGGGGTACGACATCACACAACTTGGGTACGGCGATACGCACTACCGGGTTGAAGGTCTGTCAGATGAGTTGCGAAAGGCAAAGGCGATTGGTGAATACCGCAAGCCGATTCCGAAGCACATCCCGCGTGCGTTTATGCGCGGATCGGTAGAGCAGCGGTTGGCCGTGGTGCAGGGCATCGTGGACTCTGACGGGTACGTGGATGATGACGTGGAAGTGTGCTGGACCTCGCGCCGCCTCACCGACGATCTGATGGAGTTGTTGTCGTCGTTGGGTATCAAGGCACAGGTTCACGAATCACGCGCCACGCTCTACGGGAAGGATTGCGGACCGCGCTACCGGATCAAGTGGGTTACCGAATTGCCAATGGCAAGGCTTCTCCGCAAGCTCGCGGCGCAGAAGCGTGACGGGTTCAGGGGCACGCACAACTTGCGGTACATCACTCGCGTGGATCGTGTGGCATCTGTGCCCGTGCAGTGCGTGCAGGTGTCGGGGCCGACTCGTCTGTACTTGGCCGGTGAGCGGATGATCCCGACGCATAACAGCGACGCGGTTTTGATGGCCGCGTTGCAGTACGTGGACGTGCCGGGGTACAGCGCGCTCATCCTGCGCAGAACGTGGCCTGATTTGAACGCTCCGGGCGCAATCCTGGATCGTGCGCGTACATGGCTGGCCGGGACAGATGCGCGGCAGAGAGACGGCGGCAGGCTATGGGAGTTCCCGTCGGGTGCAAAGCTCTCGTTCGGGTACATGCAGCGGGATCAGGACAAGTACAAGTTCCAGTCCGCGGAGTATCAGTTCATCGGCTTTGATGAGCTAACTCACTTTGAGGAATCCCCATATTTGTATTTGTTCTCTCGTCTGCGTCGTCCTGACCTGGTGTGCTTGAACTGCTCGAACGCGGTGCGTAAGTACGGCACGGGTTGGGCACACACTGGTCGTGCAGCCGGGGAGCGATGCGGCAACATCTTTCCCGATCCGAAAGTCATCGAACAGTACCCACCGTCGGACCGAGATGGACAAACCATCTTCGACATACCGCTAAGGATGCGCAGTGCGACCAACCCCGGAGGCATCGGCAATGAATGGGTCAAGCAACGCTTCGTGGACCCTGATACGCGAGAGCCATCCTCAGTATTCGTACCTGCAAGGCTCAACGACAACCCAAGTCTCGATCGTGACTCGTATCGAGAGTCGCTATCGCATCTTTCGGTGGTTGACCGGGAACGGCTCGAAAACGGTGACTGGGACGTAGCCGAGTCCGGTGAGTTCTTCCAGCCGAGACAGTGGCTGAAGTTCATCGACGGTCCGAGCAAGCCGGAACGTAACGACATTCGCGTTCGCTTCTGGGATTTAGCGGGGACTGAAGGAGGTGGCGATTACACGGTCGGGTGCCTAGTCATGTTTCGTAGTGACAGCAGCTACGAGATACAAGACCTTGTTCGCGGTCAGTGGAGCGGCAGGACTATCGAACAGGTAGTAGCTCAGACTGCTATGCAGGATGGTCGCGATGTCATCATTCGGATGGAACAGGAACCAGGCTCGTCCGGCAAAAACATCATCGACCACTACACGCGGAATGTCCTGTACGGCTACTCGTTTGATGGTTCACGTGCAACAGGCAGTAAGACTGACCGTGCATATCCCAGTGCCGTTGCGATGGAGAAGGGTTTGGTGACTATGGTAACTGGTCCGTACATGCGCGACTTCATTAATGAGTTGGAAGCATTCCCAGCAGGTGCGCATGACGATCAGGTGGACGCGTTTGCAGGAGCATTCAACGAAGCTGCGTTCAATCGAAGGGGTCGTTTGCTCGTGTAATGAAACAGTTCTTTCAGCGAGAGTGTTAGTATAGATCATGGACGTATACGAAAAGCGGCTAAAAGCCAAGGTCAAGCGCCGTTTAGATGGGTGCTGGCAGTGGCATGGAGCGACGATTCGTAATGCGCGCGGTGATCGTTACGGCACGATGCACTATCGCGGCAAACAGTGGCTGGCTCATCGGATAGCGTATGACCTGTGGAAGGGGCCTATCGACCCTGATCTGCAAGTCAACCATCTGTGTGAGAACAAACTTTGTGTAAACCCCAAACATCTTGAACAGATCGACAATTGGGGCAATGCGTTGTACTCGATGAAGAGTGTCTGCGCGATCAACAGCGTGAAGCAGAAGTGCCCTGCCGGTCACGACTACACAGATGAGAACACATACGTCTCGCCGAAGGGTTATAGGGAATGTCGAAAATGCAAGAAGGAAAGAGCAGCGAAGTACCACAAAGACCACTACCAACCAACCGGCACGCCGAGAGGCCCGAAGCCAAAGCGTGTCCGTGCGGCAAAGAGGAACCGGGGACGTGCCAGCGCTGCATGACACCGACGAGGTGATACTGGCCTGAACACAGAAGACCCGACGCCCTGGTAGAGACGCCGGGTCAACTGCCCGATTACACCCGAGAACGGTGCGTGCGAGTGGATCAGCTCGCAGGCTCAATATACATCAGCCGTCAGGAGGCACCGATGAGCATCCGCAAGAAGTTTGACCGGGACTTACATTCGCTCAACAAACGCCGCGTTCTGTTTTGGGCGTTCGTAATCATCTTTGTCGGGAACCTACTCGTCCGACTGTTCTTCGTGAATCACTTCAACCCGATCGGTGGCATGTTCGTCTGGACCGTCCAGGCGATCATCGCGACCTCTGCGCCATTCATTGCGGGCATGGTGCTCGAACAGAACCTACGTCAGAAGCAGGGCAACAAAAGAGATTAGGGAGTTACAAACATGGCCAAGATCAATCACGTGAAGTACGACGACGGTATCCACGTCCAGACGATCAAGAAACCAGAGTCGGTCAGTTACAACCAGCGTCAGGGGTTGTGGGAGATACAGCACCAGGTAGATCAGAACGGTTACCTGATCCGAGTGGTCACCAAGGTGAAGAACGTTGTGGAGATCGAGGAAACCATATGAGCCAACCACTGTCAGGAGTAACCGGCAAACGCATACCGATCAAGAACGAGAAGAGGAAGTACATGGCCGTCAAACAAACCGCAAGCACGATCGAGGTCCGGCAGGCGGTGGTACTGCTGTTGCTGGTTGTGGGGCTTGTATGCGTTCCTGTGGGCGCAGGGATCATCTGGGGTGCCGGTGGTGCCCTGATCGCCGTCGGGATCGTCTCGTTGATCCTGGGCGTCGTTTTGGGGGTGCTGTGATGGCCGATCAGCCGAACATCGACTACGTGCTCAATCTGTCCGTCAACGATCGGGAACAGCCGGAACCTCCGAACTTCGGGTTGGTGCTGGACTTCGTATCGCATGAAGACGGGTCGCCAGCCGAGTTGATCATCCGGGGCAATATGCCGGTAGCCGACATCGAACGTGGATTGGCTGCGGGACTCGAAGCACTGGACGTGTGGTGGCGTACGGAATCACCGAATTTCGATGACGCGTCGCTCGGGGAACGTGACCCCGCGTTCCTGGATCAGATATGGACTCCGTTCTCGGATGACGGTGACGATGGTGAATAGTCGGCTACCCGCATTGGGAAAGGTGAAGGCCGAGTACCACGTCGCATCGGATACCCACTACGTGCTGGGTTGGTTCTGGCGAGAAGATGTGAAGCCGGATGACTACCCGGATGAAGCGGACCTGTACATCAAGGTCGAGAAGTCCGGGGGATACCTGGACGACACGGACACGCGGGAAGAGATCGCCGTGTTCCTGGTGACCAGTCTGAAGGAGTTGATTCCCAGTGACAGTTGATCCGGCTGAAACGATCCACAATCGGAATGCAGGCAACTGCATTTACCAATTCGCTAAAGCAACCGATGACGAGGTGTGTTACGTCAGCCGGTGCCTGGAACAGTTACCTGATCAAGACGAGGTACAGAACACGTCCGAGATTCTGGTCAGTGATGCACCCGCCCGAGCAGAAGAACAGTTCGTCACCGAACGAGAGTTACTGAACGCACGTTTCACTGTTCCGCAATTGGTGCAGACGCAGGTGTTGCAGGCCGAGTCATTGGCCGAAGACTTCCAGTTATTGGGGCAACGTCTGCGGGCCGAGGTACCCAACGCGACCGAACGGGATGAAGCCATCCGGTACTTGGAGCTGGCCTTCATGCTGGCGGTGCGGGGACTGTCTTACGGGTGACATGGATAAGGCCGGTGCTCACCGTGGGTGCGGTGGAGCCGAGCACCGGCCCTGTGAGGTGAACGTGTGGCCCGCAACAACAAGCCTGTTCAATCCATCGGTCACAGTACCATCAGGGGAGTAATCGCGGCAGTGCTGACTGTTCGCGGGACAACAACTGAAGGAGTTTTCCGTGGCAGGAGGACGTTTTCTCTCCGGCATCTTCGAGCGTAAAGCCAATGGTCCGGGGGATGCAGCAGCCCGAGCAAGTGGTGCGGCGTTGGCAACTTCGGGAATGCCGCTCGCAGCATCGGTCGGCAACTGGGATATGCAACAGGCCGTATCCCGAGGTCTCGAACGTGTGGGAATGGTGTTCCGGTGTGTCGATGCCATTGCGCAGACACAGGCTCGGATTCCGATGGAACTGGTCAAGGTGGGGCCGCGTGTGGATCGGAGCAAGGCCGAACCGATCGATGACCCTGACATCTGGAAGCTACTCAACTTCCGATCGAACACCTACGAGACCTCGTTCCAGCTCCGTTACCGAATCTCGGCAACGCTTCTGTTGTCGCGACGTGGAGCATTCATCGAGATGGTGCCGGGATCGAACGGCAAGCCGGGGGAGTTGCACCTGATGATGCCGGGGTCGGTGCAGCCCATTCCCGACCCGAAGAAGTTCGTGAGCGGCTACCAGATCATGCGCGGTGATTCCGTGATCGACACACTGCCTCCGGAACGTGTGTGTTGGATCAAGGCGAAGCCACACCCCACCGATCCGTACAGCCAGCTCACTCCACTGATGGCGGCGGGTCTATCCGTAGAGACCGATCTGCTGGCACGTACGTTCAACCGCAACTTTCTCGCGAACGATGGTCGACCCGGAATGCTCATCACTATTCAGGGAAGCCTCAACCGCGAAGATGCCGACGAGATCAAAGCTCGGTTCAGTGGTGGGTATGCCACAGCCGGGCGCACATCTGTGATCGAAGCTGAAGGGCTCGATGTCGCGGACCTGGCAACAAGCCCGCGTGATCTTCAGTGGGCCGAGCTGATCAATGGATCGAAAGAAGACATCCAGCTAGCTTTCGGAGTTCCCGAAAGTGTCATGGGTAACGCATCGGGAAGGACATTCGACAATGCCGACGCAGAGCGCGAGAACTTCTACATCGACACCGTTCAGACTCATTGCGAATCTATCGCGATGGGCCTCGATCCCATCACGGGTACTGACAACGATGACATCGTCACCGCTTACGATTTCAGTGGAGTGGATGTACTTCAGCGCATCGCTGCACGTAAGCGCGAGGAATACCGAACCGAGTTCCAGGCCGGATTGCGAACCATTGACGAGTACCGCGAAGCAGCCAGCCTTCCACCCTTTGATGTCGTTGGTTCACGAGTCCTGTTCACTTCAGCAGGACTAGCGATTGGTAAGAATCCCGAGGACCAAGCCGGGATCATGAAGTACCGGCAGGTGGGTACTGACCCCGGAGAAGGTTTGCAGGCCGCCGACGCATCACAACAGGGTGCATTGCAGGGTGTGCGTCAGGGCCTTCAGGAGGCAGACCGTCAGCGCGGTAATACCGATTCCGCAAACGCAATTCGCCAGCGCGCACTGCGACTCGTGAAGGACTTCGGGGATGAACTGGAAACCAAGTCCGACAGGAATGAGCGGCAGGGGTTGCGCGATGATCGCAAGAAGGACCGAAAGAACGGACGAGGAAAACGAACGGCTGGGCATCCGCTTGGTAAGAACGGTAGCAGCAGTGGTCCGGGTATCAAGGCGCATCCGTACCTGGCTCTCCGGTACAAGATGGAAGGATTCATCGAAGGGCAGCTCACGCAGTGGGACACCCGGCAGGAAAACGTCTTCGCCGAACGACTGACTCACGCGAAGTTCCGCAAGGGTACGCGGCACTGGGAAACCAAGGAGATCGATGAGATCAAAAAGGGTTTCCCGAAAAATCAAAAGTGCAAGTACTGCAAGGAGCTTGCGACCAAGCGCCTGATCCACAGTGAAGGTATGGCGTACGTCCCCGTGTGCGATGCCCACCTGGACAAGGGCAAGGAGGCCGTGTATCGCAGCACGCCGAACGGTGAACGCAGTGTGGACAACCTCGACGCAGTGCTCGATGTGAAGTCGGAAGATGACATCGAACTGAAGGCGCTCGATCCGTCGTACGCGGTCAACACCAAGCAGTGGACTAACGACCTAGTGGATGGCCTGGGAGACTTCGTACGCAAAGCCATGATTCGTGAAGCACGCAACGCGGCCCTACAGATGCGGGATCAGGGGATCGAGAACATCACCAACATCGATCTGTCCAGCAAGTCCGATCCGCTCGTTGCTTTGTTCGGTAAGAATTGGCAGGACACGTTGAACCCCGCGTACGAGGCAGCGATGGACATTGTCACCAAGGCCGCGAAGAATCAGACTGCGAGACTCCAAAAGACAATCGGCGAGATGGACGAAGCCGGTGCCAGTATGAAGGAGATCGAACGCAAGGTCCGGCAGATGATCGGCACCCGTGCTCCGTGGCGCAAGCAACTATCGATCAACGTCACGACCACCGCCGTCGAAGCGGCACGCACATTGGTCTACCAGCAGACGCCTCGCGGGATGTACGTCAAGACGTGGGCATGTCAGCACGACGACCGTACTCGGGTCACACACGTGAAGGCAGACGGTCAAACGAAGGCCGCACATGTGCCCTTCCGAGTCGGCGGTTCACAGCTTCAGTTCCCGTGCGATCCATCCGCACCGATTGAGGAAATCGCAAACTGCCGCTGCTATGTGACATGGAGTCTGTCGGATCAGGCAGCAAATCGTTTGGAGGCATTCGAGTGAGCGAGGTGCGATACCTAAAGCCGGGTCACAGTATGGAGGGTCCGGGAGCATACGATGCCGGTCATGGTGTCAGTTACACCCCGTACTACCTGGACCCGGAGCGCAAGACTCTCGGTGGTCTGTGGATGTGGCATCCATCCTGCCCGAGCCGGGTGACAGACGATAACGGGATCGATGGTTGGGGTCCGAATGCCACGACAGGGAGTGCTTGGGGGTACGTCAACGAACACGACCCTGAACACATCACCTTGGTGGGATCGGTGCTCTGCAACGAGTGTGGCTGGCATGGGTTTGTCCGAAACGGGAAATGGGAGCCGTGCTGATATGGCAACGACAGACGAGATCGAGAACTGGTTCACCTATCACCCGCCCAAGGGCGATCAGGTGATGGTCTACGAAGACATGCGGAACCGCGCACGAGAGTTAGCACACTTCATCAATCAGCACTGCCCAGAAGGCGCTGAGAAGGAAGCTGCGCTGTTGTCGTTGCGCAAGACAGTCATGTGGGCCAATGCGGGTATTGCATGTGGCGGTGATTCATGAAGTCGTTGGATGCTGCCGAAGTCAACTACCTACTCGACGTGATGGATGCGTTGGGCGATGCCGTGCGTGAACGAGTGCACCGGATGACTGACACCAACTTCGACGGATCGGAATGTAAGTCCATTCCCGAGCTGGCTGCCGCGAACAGGTGCACCGAACTGAAGGCCGCTGTCTATGCGGTGCAGAACATGGATGGAGCAATCCACCGTGCGGGTTGCCAATACATGAAAGAGTTTTCGCCGGACAAACCGTTCACCGAAACGGAGTCCGCGACGATCATGCTCACGTTCGACAAAGCGACTGCGATGCAGTTGGCAATCGAGCGCGGGAATCTGTGGGACTCGATGCACATCACCCTGGCCTACTTCCCGTCTGTCGATGACGAGGATGTGGACAACATCATGAAGGCGTGCATGAAGACGGCGGCAGAGTTCCAGCCGTTCACTGCGAAGGCGAATGGCATCACACGGTTCAGTACGGATGCCAATGCATCAGAGGACGCGAAGGATGCCGTGGTCGTCAATATCGACTCGTGGAATCTCAATCGCATTCGCAACGTTGTATTGACGCACCTGAAAGAATACGGGATTCAGGAAAGCCTTGCCCACGGTTTCACTCCACACTGCACACTGGGGTGGATCGACACCGATGAAGACATGCCCATCACGCGGTGGTCTCCGATGGACGCACGCATCGTGAACATCGAAGTATGGCGGGGCAATACCCACAAGGAATTACAACTCGGTACGCCGTATCAGGTGGAAGAAGACAACCCTGATCCCGACACAACCATCATGGCTCCACGTGCACCCGAAAGCGACGATGACGACCACGTAGCGGCGATTGTGGCTCCGACCGACGTTCCACTGCGCAAGGATGTGTTCACGGG